TCCGCCGGGAATAGCAAAATCAAGTACAAGCACAACGGCACGAGTACCGCCGCTTATTGGTGGCTCCGTTCCCCGCTTGCGGGCTACTCCACCAGCTTCGTGTTTGTAGACGACGGCGGCACAGTCTTCGACAGCTACGCGTACTTTTCCCTCGGCTTCGCGCCCGGCTTTTGCGTATAATTCAGAAATCGAGACTTGCACCCTCAATGGGCGCGTAGTCGGCGAGGAGAAGAAATGGAGTATATCACTTATAAGCGGTTCAAGACTAGAGCGATCTGCGGAGATGTTAATATACCATTCGGCACGATCCTGCACGAGCAAGACGGTATGCTCTACTGGAATGGAAATCCAGTATGCAGCGCTACGAGCGAGAATGGCTGGAATTATTTTAGGCCAAACACGCTTGAGGGTATGCATCGATGGGAGCTGCTCGAGAAGCTATACAAATGGTATGAGAAAAACGGCTGCGCAGACGATTTTGCAGATGAGAGGTGGCCAAATCAGGAGAATGGCTACTGGAAGGATCGCTTGAGAACAGCAAGTACTGAGAGACTTGAGCAAATCTATGCTGAGAAGTTTGCAGGTACTGTATGTTAGCACTGAGTGCTGGACATAGATAAAGCCGACGGGCGTTAAACGGGAGGAATTTCAATGTCGTTTCTTGATGCGTTGAAGAAGAGTTTGACTCCGGAAATGTATGCTCAGGTGACTGATGCTCTGGGCGATGACTTTGACTACGATCTGGTACCTAGGACCAGATTGAACAAGGTTATTGCACAGCGTAACACTCTGAGGGATCAGCTTGCTGGTTTGAGCGGCGAGCCTGGCAGCACGCCTAAGCCACCCAAGACAGATCCCGATGATCCCGAAGTACTGCCTGGAAAGCCGGTAGATACTGCTGCTTTAGAGCAGAAGTACAAGGACCAGGCGGCCGAAGCTATTCGTGGAGTCAAGATGCAGTATGCAGCACTGTCAAAGCTGCGTGAAGCCGGTGTCGTAGATCCTGAAATGGTTTGGTCTTCCAGTGTGCTGGACAAGACTAAGATTACGATGGACGAGCACGACAAGATTGTTGGTATGGATGAGATGCTGACTCAGCTTAAGACCGATAAGGCTTATCTGTTTAAGCAGACCACTCCTCCTGCTGGTACGGGTAAGGACGGCGGTACCCAGTTTGAAGGTGTGACGACGCGTGATGCGTTCCTGAAGTTGGACGTTGCGCAACAGATCGCTTTCAAGCAAGCTAACCCTGAGATCTTCAAAAAATTTATGAAAGGTGAGTGAGTTTAATGCCTGGTACTTTTCTTGGTTACCCGTTCGATGAGGAAATCTTCCTGATGAACTGGCAGGCGGCCCAGGACCCCACTCGTACTGCTATGATCGATAGCGGTGCGGTTCAGCGCAACGGTGAAATCGCTCGTATGATTGCGAACGGTTCCAACCTGTACACGATTCCGTTCTACAATGTGATTGGCGGCACGGCCGACAACTACGACGGCACTTCTGACATGACTGTTTCGGATCCGACCGGCAGCTCTCAGACTGGCGTTGTCTACGGCCGTATGCACGCTTGGCGTGACAAGGACTTCATCCGTGACTTCAACTCGGGTGCCAACCCGATGCAGCAGATTTCTGCTCAGGTCGCGAGATACTGGAACAAGCAGCGCCAGAATCGTCTGATCGGCATCATGAAGGGCATTTTTGCCATCACTGATGACAGTAGCGATTACTGGGATGCGTGGCAGAACCACAAGACCAGCATCGCGTTTGCTGGCACGAGTGGTACCGCTGGCGATGGTAACATGCTCAGCGAGGCGTCTGCTGCCGAAGCGATCCAGAAGGCCGTTGGCGACAACGCTGGTATCTTCTCTCTGGCGATCATGCACTCCAAGGTTGCTCTCAACCTTGCGAAGAAGCAGCTGCTGGAGTTCCGGAAGTACACCGACGCTGCTGGCATTCAGAGAACTGTTAACATCGCGGACTACAATGGCATGACTGTCATTGTTGACGATGGTGTTCCTGTTACGACGAATGCGAAGGACACTGCTGCGAAGGACTACACTACGTACCTGTTTGGTGCTGGTGCAATTCAGTTCGCTGAGGCTCCTGTTGACACGCCTGTCGAAGTCGATCGTACTGTCCTGACTGCTGGCGGCTACAACGTCCTGGCAACCAGACTGCGTGAGACGCTGCATCCGAACGGCTTCACCTACACGCTGCCGACTGTGTCTGGTTCGGTCTGCTCGTCCCCGTCTGATACTCAGCTGGGCACGGCTGCTCAGTGGAAGGTCGTCGTCGATCCGAAGCTGATCCCGATTGCACAGATCGTGTCCAACGGCTAAGGAGGTGAGTGCGCGTGGCGAACATTGGCTACGTAGACGTTACGTACGCAGACGAGTACGTTGCGACGCACTTCCTTTCAACCGATGACTTGCGGTTTACCTGGGAGGGGTTGAGTAATGAGGATAAGGAAGTGCTGCTGCAACGATCCTTTGAATCAATCGAAGCTCTGCCCTTCTCAGGGCACAAGTCTCAACCAGATCAACAGACTGCATTTCCAAGATGTCCGAGCACGGAAGTGCCTAACAGTGTCAAAGCTGCTCAGGTTGAAAACGCCATTGCGCTGTCTGATGATTCAACCTCAGAAGACGCCGCATTCTATGAAAAGCTTTGGCAATGGGGAGTAGAGTCGTACAGCATCGGTAATCTGTCCGAGAGGACAAGTTCCGGTGCCTGGGGACGGGGATCCACTACTTCGTATGGTATTGTATCTGCGAAGGCAGCACGACTCCTTCAACCGTTCATGTCGGGTGGCTACCGAATTGCAAGGAGGCCAGTATGAGTCGAATGACGAAATTTCTAAAGCAGACTTGCACATTCGAACGTGCTAAGAGAGACAGTAAAGGAAATGTTCAGCTGGATAAGTTTGGCGAAGTGATCTATGAATCTCCTCGTCAACTTAGATGTCGTCGTGAAAGAGTCATTCGAGATGTGCAGACCAATACTGGTGCTGTGCTCCGAAGCTCAACAAGATACTTTACCGACGAGAGCGTCGAGGTGAATGCTGACGACCGCTTCGATGGTAAGGCTATCTTAGAAGTTGAAGAGTACACCAACCAGCTTGGTCGTACGGAAGGTTACGAAAGCTATGTCTAGAGGCAGTTCTGCAACAAGCACTGCTAGTGTGCAACGAGCGATCAAGAACTTGAAAAAGTTTTTGAATACGCTCGAGACTATACCCAATGAGGAGCTGGACAAGACGGCTGCTGCAATAAAAGTAAAAGCGGTTGCTCAAGCTCCTTATAAGACAGGGCAGCTGGAACGTTCAATCTATGTGAATGCTACGCATACAAAAGGCCATCAAGGAATCCGTGCTGGTGCGAGTGCAAAATCTGAGACAGGTTACGATTATGCAGGCATTCAACACGAGAATACAACGTTCAACCATCCTATCAAGGGCAAAGCGCACTACATTAGCGATCCCTTCAAGCAAGAAGTGTACAACATGAAACGTCGTATCAGGAGGAGGTTGAAGAAGCCTAAATGATTGCAGAGTATATCTACGATCTACTGCCAAGTGCTTGGCCTAAGGTAATTGGAGATCTCCCCGCAACAAGCACCACAATTGTTGGTGTTATGGAGTACGACGGGGCGACGAGTACCGAGTTCTTCGGTAGTCAGCACAACAACTCAATGTTGCGACCGATTGTTAAGATTGTGATTCGTCACACCTCTTACGAAACTGGTCAACAGTGGGCTACTGAGGCAAAAGAGATCTTGCACCGATATCACGACGATAAGCTGCTGAATGTTCTTCTGGTTGGTACTCCGATTTACTTGGGTCGGAGTCCTGAAAAGCTACACGAGTTCCAAGTAACTTTTAACACCATTATAAAGGAGTGATTTGAATGCCTGCGACTGAAAAGCCTTTTACCGGTTTAACCGCGAGCGTTAAGGTTGGCTCTGGCCAGTCGGCGAAGACCTTGGCTTACATCTCCGGCGTGGATCTGAATCTGGATAAGGAAATTATCGAGATTCTCGCGTTCGGTATGAAGTACAAGGAGAAGGTACCTGCTGTCAAGGACTGGACTGCATCTATCGACGGCACTGTAGCTCTGGCTGCTGGTGGTACGCAGAAGCAGTTCTACGATGCATTCGAGAGCGGTGATCCGTTGACGATTGGCATCTATCTGGACGACACCACGTACTTCGAAGGTACGGGCTATGTGGCCAGCTTCGACATCAGCGCTGCTCCGGACGATAAGATTTCTCTGACGTCTGAGATTTCCGGCTCCGGTGCAACCACTCTGACGCTGCCTGCAGAGGGCGGTGGCGGCTAATCAATTCAGCAGGGCGCAACTTCATAGAGGTTGCGCCCTCTCAACAAAACTACAAAATTACATTTGGAGGATATCATGGAAAAGTACAAATCTGTTGTCCTGGGCGGTGAGACTTATGAGCTGGCTACTACATTGCGTGTTGCATATCGTGTGCAGGGCCAGAACAATCATAAGCCGTACTCTGAAGTGTTTGCCAGTATTGGCGACATGCCTCTGGAGGATCAGGTCGGCATTCTGTATGAGGCCTTCTGGTGCGCTAATCCTATTGCACGTGCGCAGTACACAAGACAGCAGTTCCTGGAGGAGTACCTCGATCACTACAACGTGAAGCAGATGATGCTTCAGCTGAAGGCCGTCATTCAAGGCATCATGGGTATCAAAGATGACGAGGTTGAGAACGCAAACCCTCAGCCGGAGCAGGAAGCGACTGCTCAACAATAACGTGGAATAACTTGTTTAGCTTGGGCTTCAGAATTGGCTTGCTGCCTGAGCAAACATTAGATATGAGTCTAGACCAGTTCAACGCCTGTGTTGACGGCTACTCAACCAGACTGCTGGATCAGCAAAAGCTAGCCGCTCAACAAGGCTACTGGGCTGGATACTATTCGCGCGCAACTCATCCTAAGCCCCTGCAGAGCGTTATCAACAAGATGGATCAATCTCAAAGTAAGCCTCAAAAGCATGTAGCCGAGGTTGATGTTGAGGAGTTCCTTCGTAGAGAAGCTCAGTTTAAGAAGAACGGAGGTGGAAGTGTTGGCAACTGATTACGAAGAAGTAAGATATGAATACACAGGTAGTACTGAAGATCTTCAACGAGCTACAGATCGAGCAATTAAGCTACTAGAGCGTGCTCAATATCAGATGGAAGCTATGTCTGAGCAGTCTATTGAGCCTAATACTGCAGGTCTGGATGACTTGAAGCAGCAAATTGATCAGCTTGTATCTGAAGCGAATAAGTTAAAGGAAAGTCTTACTTCAATGACGCAGACTGGAGCAGCTACTAAGCAAGCTGTCGAGGCCGCTAAGGAGCTGCATCAAGCTGTGCGAAGCCTATGCAACGTGTACGTTGACTTTAATAGCATCAACGAGCAAACGACCAATCAGGTTCGCGATATGGCTTCTGCGATGCGGCAGGTCGCATCGGCATTCAGACGTGTTCAACAGACAGCAGATAACGCTGCAAAGGCACTACCAGCATCTACTGGTGGTAGTGCTCAGGTTTCCCAAGCACTGCCAGCAGTAGCTGCTGGAGGTGGTGGAGGCGGCGGCGGTAACGCTCTAACTGGAGCTATCGGAGCTATCGGCGGCGACTCCGGTAACACGATTGGCGCGTTGACCGGAGCTTCAACAATTGCAGATCTTAGCCAGGTTTTGGCAATTATTCGGGGCATTATCAACGCGATCAAACAGCTGATCAACCTGTACAAAAAGGTTGACAATGCTTGGAAAAAGTTTATTCAGTGGAATATCGATCAGCTCAACAAGTTGCTGACCGTAATTCTTAAAGTAATTGACGTTGTTGTCGATGGTTTAAACACTTTTGTTGATCTTGCTCGGAAAGCTACTCAACTTGTCAGCAATCTGACTACAGGTTTTGGAGCTCTGTCAACTGCTGCTGGAGCTGTTGCGGGTGCGTTTGAGGACATTGTAGGTGCGGGCATTGGTGTTAGCTTGGCTGAAGCTATCAAGCAGAGTATTGACTTCTCTGAGAACTTAAACCTGTTCCAGGTAGCTCTTGACAGCAGTGCTGAAGCTGGTCAGAAGTTTGTTGATGCTATGCAAGAGTGGTACGGCATGGACCCCAGCAACGTTCTCGCTAGTGTCGGCTACTTCTATCAAATGTCTGATGCTATAGGTAGCAACACTAAGGCCGCTGAGACGATGTCTATGGGCTTGACTAAGGCTGCAAACGACATCTCCTCGCTGTTCAATGTTGACATTGAAACTGTTCAGAATAACCTGGCTTCTGGCATGCAGGGCATGTCGCGTGCTGTACGTAAGTACGGTATGGATATCCGTGCTGTTACGTTGAAGCAGACAGCGCTCTCTCTTGGCATGGACGGTAACACCGCTAAAATGAACGAAGCTACCCTACAGGGTCTGCGGTACGTTACTATGATGCGTCAGGCCAAAAATGCGATGAATGACTTCAGTAACACCATTGAGTCTCCTGCCAATCAGATTCGTATCTTCAAGGAGCAAATCACTCAACTTGCTCGAGCTATTGGCAACTTCTTCATTCCAGTGCTACAGAAAGTTTTACCGCTGTTGAACGGCATCGTGATGGCCATTCGAGTTATCCTTACCTTCATTGGTACTTTGATTGGCCTGGACTTTGGATCTTTCAACTCCTCTATTACTGCAGGCGCTGGAGCTGCCGAAGATGAAGCTGACGCTCTGGAAGGTGTTGGCGATGCTGCTGCGTCAGCTAAGAAGGACATCGACAACCTGTTAGCGCCGTTCGACGAGTTGAACATTCTGCAAGAAAAAGCTTCGAAGAGCTCTGGCGGCGGCTCTGGCGGTGGTATTGGCACCGAAATGGATCCTAAGCTGCTTGCTGAGATTGAGCGCTTGTCTGCTTCGTTTGACAAGGTTAGGATGAAAGCTAACCAGGTGCGCGATGCTATTCTCGAAGTGTTCGGACTGACCTGGGATGGCAGCAAGATTCAGATGTCCACTGACGGGTTTATGCAACGCCTGGTCAACCTGTGGAAGAAAGCAGACTTTAAAGGCTTTGGTGCTGAGATTGCTAACCTGATGAACAAGGGCATCCAGTGGGCGTTCGACAACACCAAGCCCGAGAAGTTCATGGCTAAGATCGAGCGTGTAATTACCAACATTACAGATGGCATTCGAGGCTTCGTGTCAACACTGGACTGGGGTAGCATTGGTGCAACGCTCGGCAACCTGTGGACCAATGCACTCTATACCGTCTATACAGCAGTCAATACCTTCCCCTGGGAAGAGGTTGGTAGCGCTCTGTACGACTACGTAGCTGGTCTGTTTGGCAACATTCCTTGGTCCAACGTATCGCTGACTCTGTTCACAGGTCTTAGCGGTATCAACAAGGCGCTACTCGCCTTTGTTGACAGGATTGATTGGCCTGCGGTGGAGAAGGGGATCGTTACCTTCATCAACAATACAGTTGTAGAAGCTCAACGATTTGTTGACGGGCTGAAATGGTCGACTTTTGCAAGTAACCTTGGCGTGTTGATCACTAAAACCATTCAACAGGTTGACTGGGCTGGCGCAACTAACCTGCTGTGCTCCTTTGTTGGCCAGATTGCAAGTGTTGTAACGGCTTTCCTTAGCAAGATCGACTGGGGTGCTGCTATTAAAGCTATTGGTACGATCGTCAACACCATGGTGCTCAGTGTGCGTAAGTTCATCTCTGAGATTAACTGGGTTGCTATTGGTAAGGACATCGCCATGTATGTGAACCAGTTCTTTGCAGAGATTGACTGGGCTGCATTTGGCGATACCTTGAAGCGTACGATTGAGGGCTTCCTCGACGCTGCTGTTAGCTTTGTAGTTAACGCAGACTGGGATGCGATTTTCAAGGACATTGAGGCTTTCCTGGACACGTTGGATTGGGGCGAGATTATGCTCGAGCTCGTTCAACTGTTGATGGAAGCTTTCAAGCTCAAATGGAAACTGCGATGGGAAGTTCTGTCTAGCTTTATTTCAAGCTTCTTCTCCGAGCTGTGGAATCAGATCGTGTACAACTTAACTGGCGGCTTACTTGGTGGCAATCGCACTGCAGAGGTTGCGAAGCGTGCTACCGGTCATCGTGCTGGTTTTGGTGGTGGTAGAGTCACGCCCTTTGCAACGGGTGGCGTAGTGACGAAACCGACGATGGCTTTAATCGGTGAAGGTAAGCATAATGAAGCCGTTATACCGTTGGGCAACAGTCCGCAGATGGATCAAATGCTCAACAAGTTCGCGCAGATCGCAGCAACTCAAGGTTCCGCAACTCCCCAAGTCAATGTTTATATTGGCCAGGAGCAGTTCGATGCTTATACCTATAAAGCATCTGAACGCGGTAAAACACTTATAGGTAGACAACCTGTAGTTTTAGGAGGTACCTAATGCCTAGACCTTCAACTATGTTTTCGATGCAGTCCCTCAACGGAGGGACTGCCATCAACATTCCTAATCCAGACAAAGCATCTGGTTCCAACTTAATTGCAACTCTGGTCAACTCTGGCCGTAATGCTAATGCAGTTGTCGTAGCGCAAAAGATTGGCAGAGACCAGGACAAGACAGAGATGCAGTGGAACTACCTGCCTAAAGATATTTGGGAACAGATGATTCGTTTCTGGGACCAGAACTTCTTCTTCAACTTTACATACTATAGTAGAGTTGCAGGTACGAAGATTACACGTAAGTGTTACATCGGCGATAGAACAGACAAAGCATTTGACGTTGACGCTAATGGCGTACCAACTGCGTATGTTGAATGCTCTGCAAACGTGATTGACACAGGAGAGGGTTCATAATGAGTTTACCTGTATCAACAGCCTGGCAGGAGGCAATTCAAGCTCAGTTCCGGTATCCAGGTTATATGCGAGTCGAACTTGCTGTAGCTCCTCCCGGAATTACTGAGCATACGACCGTATCGTCGGTTACATCATGCCCGTGGACACGAGCATCAGACGTTATTGAACGTCAGAAGGTACCTGAAGTGCCCGTGCTCTCTTTAGAGCATAATAGGTGGTGCCTGGACGGCAGTGCTATACCAGTTAACGACCAGAATCCCACTCTCAACAGAATGGGTTGGTGGTCTAAGGAGCCTGTTGAGGATAGCACTGCTACGGTATTCCAGTTCACCTTCGATCAGGCATACGACCTATTCGGACTGTACATTCGCTGGGATCGGCAGACTTCTTCCTGGGCAACAGATTTCACATTCGAGGGGTACAATAACTCTAACGAGTTAGTCGCAACCAAGCACATCACAGATCCGCCAGCCTCTGATGGGTTCTACGAGTTAAGCATGTCTAACGTGCGAATCATCAAAGTAACATTTCATGGCTGGAGCAAGCCTCACTGGCGAGCTAGAGTGGAGTTTGTGCTATTCGGCAAGCTAATTGAGTTCTATAACGATCGTATCCAGAGCATGGACTATGAGGCGTCTGCTAACCTGTTGAGCAGCGATCTTCCTTCTCAACAATGCTCATTAGTTGCGACCAACTACGATCGAGAATTCGACCCTACACTTAAGACTGGCGTAGCAGCGTTCCTGGCACGTCAACAGCAGCTGAAAGTGAAATGGGGATTCGAGACGTCCTACGGTATTGTTGAGTGGCTGGATGAGTGGCCAATGTACCTTAGCAAGTGGTCCGTGCCTGCAGATGAGCGTGTTGTACGGTTAACCGCGATCAACAGACTGCAGTTTATGTCTCGAAAGTATATCTACGGCTTGTACACTGGCGTTGCCTCAACCTTTCAACAGGTTGCAAATACGCTTATGCGCAACAGTAGTGTAATCAAAGAGGGTGCGTCTGAGCAGCCTTGGGAGCTGGACGAGACATTAGCGACTTTAAAAACCAGAGCGCCTCTACCTCTTGACACAGAGAAAGCTCTAATGCAGTTAATTGCTAATGCAACTGGCTGCTGCCTTGATGTCAATGTTACTAATGGCTACGTACGTATTCACAAACCGGATGCGGAGAGTCCGTACACCATCAGTCAAAAACAGCAGCTTGGTGATCCCTCTTACAGCGTAGCGGATCGGTTGAAGCGTATTAAGGTTGGTCTGCATACGTTCGCTGCAAAAGATCAGCCTGAAGTTGTGTATTCGTTCGATGGCTCTCTACAAGGCACAGTAACGTTGCAGATTGAATTTGATAGTGGCAACATTGTACAGAATCCAACTGTAACTATCGAAGGCGCAACTCTGAAGTCCAGCACATTCTACGCTCGGGCTGGCATCTTAGTTATTCAAGCGCCGGCAGCTGAGACAGACGTCTCTATCGAAATCACAGGCACCGTAATTGAGGACTCGACAACATGGTTTGAAACCTACAACGATCCCAACATTACTGACGGCCTTGAGGTATCAGTTGATAATGCTTTGATCACCGAAATGAACACCTTACAGGCTGTTGCTGCGGCAACGAAGAACTATTACCTAAAACGGACTACCACAACCATTCCATACTTGGGCTATCCTGACATTGAAGTTACCGATCAGATTAACGTGTCTTCACTGTATGGTGACTTCGTTGGAGATGTGGTGAAGACTAAGCTGAGCTTCAACGGTGGCTTCGAGGGTACACTGGAGGTGCATAACTCGTGAGTATTATTGATACGCTAATTACAGATCGAACTGCAACCGATGTGGTCAGACTTAAAGCGTTGATGGCTAAAGACTTCGCAGCGATGAGCACCGCTGAGCAGGAGACTTGGTTGCTGGACTCGAAAGGTGCATACAACGCTTCTGATATGAATCGAGTCGGAACAGCTCTCAACTACCTCAGACAGATGCTGGTGCATGACTGCGGCGCTATGCTCAACTGGACTGCAAAAACTAACTGGGTATATACCGACATTCCAACACTAACTCAGATTCAACGGTATGCTCAACAGATCTCTAGTGTACGCAATGCTTTGGTAGTTCCCGAAGGTACAGCAAGCGCCCCTGCGATCAGTAAGTTGACCTGGCAGCAGGCTAATGACATAGAACGAATACTGCAGGTATGCGATCAGCTTATAAAAAATGTAAAAGCAGCGTTTAAGTACACAAATGCAGCTGAATGTTGCGTGGGAGGTTTAATATGAAAGACCGGCAACCTACTCAAATTCTGGATAACGGAGCTATTCGGTATGGCGTATACGATGAAGCAGGTCAACTGCTTCGCTACGAGTATATGAAGCGCGAAGATGCACCTACAGTTGAGGGCACACCTCTCAACAAAGCTAATCTACTGTCGGATGCTACCGCTGCTAAAATCTGGCGCGGCGCAACTAAGCCTGACGATCCCACTGTCAACGATGCTTTGAGTAAGTTGACGGAAGGCACAGCACGCGTTGGCGATATCGAGCTGTCGTCTCGAACCAATTTCCCTGCTTCGTGGTTACCCTGCGATGGACGTTATATCTCACAGGCCGACTACCCTGAATTGTTCAACGTTCTGCGTGTGACTGCAAGTCAAGGCAACTGGGACACACAGGTTGTGGACACTAATAGCAAGCCTGACGCTGCGGGAGATATTATTTCGTACGCAAATAGTACTTGGTTTCGAACAAGAGTGCAGTACGTAAGTCAGAAGGAGTTCTATACTGCTAAAATGTGGTACTCAAGTGATGGCATGAATTCGTGGCATGCGATATCTGTTGCGAATAATGTACATCAACTTACGCCTGTACACTACTACGAGAATAAATATGTATGCATCGCTATTAAGTATATTCCGTACAGTGGTGGTATTAGGGCACACTACACAGGCTATATCTATTATGCAAGCCAGCCTGCTGGACCATGGACTATCGGAGGTGAGGTACAGCAGGAGATAGACTCCTTTGTACCTGGTGATAGTGCTGAGGATATTATTACAGATGGCACGAGATACTATCTGGTAGAGAAAGAGCAGTATGGTATGACCTCGTCTTTAAGCTTATTTCCTCCAGCATGGCAGACAAGCGATTTCGGAGGTGGAACATCTTCGGGCTCTGATTCAAACACTGTAGAAAATATTGCATATAACGAGGCCGACGGTTACTTCTACGGCGCAAAGGGCACACACAAATATTCGAGTGCCAATCAGTTAGCTCGAACACGTACTCCAGACGACTATGACTCCTGGCAGGTGATATATTCAAATAAAGGAGACTATAGCGGTATTGTAGTCGAAGGTGACCTAATCGTAGCTCTCGGCAGAAGTACAGACTCACGAAAATACGCATACTCAATCGATGGAGGTCAAACCTTCGTTGCTGCAACTCTTCCGACATATCCTGTAATAGGCTCGCAGCGCGACTGGGTAAAACTGATTGGTGGCATTATTGTAGTAGCTGCACGCACTGCTGCGACCGAAGCTAGCAGTGGTACTCCTAAATTACTGTACACCGATGACGTAGCTCAGGGCTTCCTGACCAGTGATGTACCAGCAACTGTCAATACTTTTGCAGGTAACGGTTCTGGCTTAATCGTTGGTGCATTAAAATCGCAAGGAGCCTCTAGCGTCAACATCTATAGAGATTTTACTTATGATGCTAAGAAAATCCCAACGATCACCCCGGATAGCCGCAGTCATGCCTACATCAAGGCCGTGGAGGAATAGATCATGCACGATAGAGCAGGTACTAATAATCTAGCAAACGGTGCTGTTCGATATGGCGTATATGATGCAAATGGCCAACTTGTTCGATACCAGTGGATCAGACTAGAGGATGAGCCTTTAGCTGAGGAAACGCCACTTGTTGCTAACAACTTGCTAGCAGCAGCAACTGCACAGCAAATCTGGACAGCAGGCGACGCTCCCACAGACCCCACAGTCAATCAAGCTCTGGATAAGATGGCTGAACAGCGTTATAAAGTTGGTGATATGCTCGTAACCGTACGACAGCTGGAAGCACCTTGGCATGAATGCGACGGCTCAACTTTCTCGCAGACAGAGTACCCAGATCTATACGCTGTACTCGGCGGTACTACTTTACCAAAAGTAAGCTACTCAGCTGATACAAGCACCTACATTAAAATGGCCAATGCTTAAGTACAAAGAGCGATGGAACAAAAATGAGATGATGCGTCTCATTGTCGTGCAGTGCATTCAAGCATTGCAGTTGACAGGCTACATTATTGTGGGCACAAAGCTACTCGTATTTGTTGGTGCCTACGTTCAAGCCATTCTCAACAAAACTATGATCGAGCTGCTGCAAGCCTTAGACTGGTCAACAGAAGCTACATTTATAACTGCTGCATTCGGAGGCGAGTTGCTACTCGGTATGGTGAAAAAAGTTTTTGCGAAGAAAGGAGATCCAAACAATGAATGATTATCTGAAGAAAAGACTCGCAACTCTGTGCAGTGTCAAGTCCATTGTTACGATTGTGCTGACTGCCGTATTTGCTTATCTGGCAATTACGAAACAGATCACGCAAGAGTTCATGGTCGTCTACACTGTCGTTATCGCTTTCTACTTTGGTACTCAGAGCCAGAAAGTGCAGGACATCATTGCTAAGAAAGGTGAGGATGAATGAAACTAATCATCAACAATACCATCAGAGCAAGTCGGCATGGCGGTAAACGTCCTCTAACAGCTGTTGAAGCTATCGTGTTCCACTATACAGCGAACATAGGCACTTCAGCAACAGCTAAAGGCAATGCCCGATACTTCGCAAATGGCAGTGAAGGCAGAGCAGCATCTGCACACTACTGTGTGGATGAAAACAACGTTGTCTACGAATGCGTACCTCTGGACACTGTCGCTTGGTCCGTTGGCGATGGCTGGGGAGGCACGTGTGGCAAGTTCGTCAACAACTACAACTCCGTCAGCATCGAAATGGTCAGCCACACCGATGCGTCTGGTAAGTACTACATTCCTCAACAGACCATGGAGAATGCAGCACGCCTGTATCAGATGCTGTTGAAGAAGCTGCCTAACGTCAAGTATGCTGTACGGCATTATGACGTTAGTAAGAAGAGATGCCCTGAGCCTTTGATCGACGAGAAGAAATGGGCAGACTTCAAAAAACTGTTGAAGGAGGTGGACGAGGTGGTTGAGACTTCTAAAGTTATTGTTGATGGTAAGGAAGTAGCTGTCAAGAGAATTCTCAAAGACGGCTCCAACTACATCAACGCTCGAGATTTTGCTGCAGCACTGAATCTCAAAATCGGCAACCAGGGCAACATCGCTGTATTTACGACGAAGGAGAAGTGACATGACTATTTTGATTGCTGCTCTTAGTAGTAGCGCTCTTGCAGCTGTTATCTCTGGCGTGTTCACTTTGCTGTCTGCACGCCAGAAGAAGGACAATGGCATCGAGGCTGGTGTTCGCATTCTGCTCTATGACCGGATCAAGTATCTCGGCAACCATTTTGTTGAACGCGGCTACGTTACTCGCGATGAGTACGAAGACCTGATCAAAATGCACGAAGTGTATCACACAGCTCTCGGTGGCAACGGTTATCTGGACAATTTGATGTTGGAGGTAAATAAGCTACCTCACAGCAAACAGGAGAAAGGAGCTTAATGATGATTCCCAACCTTATGAGTTACGAGCAGGTTATCCGTAACTACGCTATCAAACAAGGCTGCACGTCTGCTGTGGCTCTGACGCACTTCATGGTCAACCTTGCTGTCATGCGTGATCATTACAAAGGCTTCCCTGCTAGTATCAACTTCAGAGAGATTGGTCAGCAGTGGAATGATCTGCCTTCTGATCAACGCATTCAGCAGCGCAACGATCTGCAGACTAAGCTCATCACAGTAGCTCCTCGAACCAGAAGTATGTGAGATGGATCAAGACTTCATCGTAACTGGCTTGCTCTCTGAGCTCAAAGCAGAGAACATTCGGAAGGACGCAGTCATTCGAGGTCTGATAAAAGTCATTTGCGGTGTAGTTGCTGCTGTACTCGTAGTAGTTGCAGGATTTCTGCTATACCTGAACCAGTACGACTTCGGTAGTACTACCACAACCAATGCTACAGGTGTTTATACACTTGTAGATAGCCAAGGCAACGTTGTTGCAACTGATCTCACAGCTGATGAGATTGAGGAGGTAATTAAGAGTTATGGCACGAATCACGCAGACTCGAACCAGATCGAGGACTAAAAAGAATGGAAGATCTAAAGGAACGGCTATCAGAAAAAGGCGCTAAGTGTAACCTGCAATTCAGTACACGAGAGCGAGAATTCTACGAGCGAGAGGCGGGATTACAGACGAGGAAATTGAAATCTTTCGAATGAGGTCTCGAGGCTTCAGCGTCATTAAAATCTCGCAAGAGATGAGCGTTCGCCATGATAAGTACTACAGTCTCAGCACAATCGAAGGTCGAATACGATCTATCAAAGATAAAATTTTAAGGATACTTTAAGGATTACTGCGGTGTAACTCAAGGGTTACACCGCTTTTTCTATATTATAATATAATTAAAGAAAGGGGTGAGATGTCGTGCCTGTTGACGAACTCACTCTTTTCGACTATTCTGAGGAGGTTGAGCCAGATGATTATCTCAGTCAACGGATTCGAGGAAGCGAAAGCTTACCCTGTGATGTACAACAGCTCCGAGCTGTTGATGGACAATACCAAGGATGTGTTCTACATCAAAGCTGTGGATGGTATGGGCAAGTATACTATCAACAGCTACAAGTTTGAACAAGTTGAGAATGAAAGACCTCTCACTGCTGCCGACTTCGTCACGCGTGAGCAGTTCGATGGACTCAACAACAAGCTGGACTTTTTAATTCAAAAATTGGGGGTATTGAACAATGGCGAACAGCATACTCAACCAAATGCAGCAGCCCGTAATGCGAAGTAACAACAGTGCTATTTCTCCTCAAATGCTGCAACAGTTGCAGCAGTTTAAGAGTACTTTCAGAGGCAATCCTAAGCAGCAAGTCATGCGAATGATGCAGCAAGGTCTCCGCTCCAACGAGCAGCTGCAGCAAGCTATGAACATGGCTCGTCAAGTCCAGAGCTTTCTTAAGTGATCATAACTCGTAGTGCGCAATGCGAGTGTGATAAAATTTTGTAAAGGAGATTGAATATGGATAACTATTCTCTGTCTGACATCCGTGCAGCAACCGACCACGACGATGATGGCTTCAGCGGCCAGGGTGGTTGGTTCTGGATTGTCGTCCTGTTCCTGTTCATGTTTGGCTTCGGCGGTACCGGCTTCGGTGGCAACGGCGCTCTGACTAAGGCAGATCTGTGTCAGGACTTCAACTTCAACGATCTGCAGAATGGCGTACGCGGCATTCAGAATGGTCTCTGCGATGGTTTCTACGCGCAGAACACGACCATGCTGCAGGGCTTCAACTCTCTCGGTCAGCAGCTGTCCGAGAACCGCTTCGCTCAACAGAACTGCTGCTGCGAGACCAATCGCAACATCGACTCTGTTCGTGCTGAGAACTACAAGAACACCTGTGAGATCACCACTGCGATTCACGCAGAAGGTGAGCAGACTCGTGCTCTCATCAACAGCAATACGATGCAGGCTCTTCGTGACAAGATTACTGCGAAGGATCAGGAACTGCAGACTGCTAACTTCCAGCTGTCGCAACAGGCTCAGAACGCAACTCTGATCAGTGCTCTGCGGCCCTTCCCGCAGCCTGCATACATCACCTGCAGCCCGTACACCGCTGTTAACGGCTTTGGCTGCGGCTGCAACACCGGTTGCAACTGCGCGTAAGGAGGCGTAATCGATGATTGATGCTGTGAATGTTCCTGTTCAGTCCGTAGCTGCGAACGGCTCTGTACTGTTCGCTAGTACGCGTATCAAAACAGGTTGCGCAACTCGACACGAAGCAGGCTCTAGCAGAGTTATTCTGTTGAGCCCTGGCGTGTACAGAGTCTCTTTCAACGGCAATGTCAGCATTCCGACCGGCGGTACTGTTGCGCAAACTAGCGTAGCAGTTGTGCAGGATGGCGAACCGGTTGCTGGTAGTACTATGCTGTACACACCTGCTGCAGTTGCTGTTCCGGGCAACATCTCCGCCGATGTGCTGGTTCGTGTCTACCAGTGCTGCTCGACTTCCACGATCAGTGTTCGCAACACTGGTGCTGACACCATCAACATCCAGGACGCTAACATCGTGGTCACGCGGGAGTGCTGATCATGGGAAAGTATCGTGAGCTTGTGTCCAAAGCAATGGACAAAGGTTTTGCAGAGGAAGCGTGGGCCGCAACAGATGAGATAATGGCTCAACTGTGCAAGCGCTATCCTGAGTACTACGATGCTTTGATCTGCGAGCTTGAAAAGCTTGCGTATCGAATTCCCAAAGAGCAGGCTGAGCGCATTGTGCGTAGCATGTCTCCATATGGCCAACGCTGGTCTCTTGAGCAAGTACGCAACCTACTGAAGTCTAAAGGCATCACCGAGAACTGCGTCAACTGGTATCTTGTAATGAACATGGTCTACAATGACAACATGAACACTGCAAGCATGGTTGGCATGCAGAACGATGAGAACTTCTTCTTCAGTTTGGCGTGCGACTTCATCAACGACCCTGATGCAAAACCCTTCAAGGTTGAGAAGTACTTTCTCGACTAACTAAATAGGAGGACCTGGGCAGTAGCCCAGGTCTTTCTTTATGCTCTAAATTTCTTCAATCCATTACGCTCAAAATATTTTAAGTGTTGATAGGCATCTTTAACATGCTCGGTCAGCTTAAAATCAGTCGTCTCTTTTACCTGCTCCCAGTCAGCCTGGAACCCACCAAAGTACTTTTTTACACTTGGTGCCTGCTCAACTACCCGAATACCCATTTCGGCGCACATGTATTTGATCACGCCAATTACTTCGCATGGGTAGAAGCTGTTCCACGCCAACGACTTTGCCATCTGTGGGTAGAGGTTGAAACGCTCGAGTACTACAATCTGCGGAGCCCACTGGCAAATTAAACTAGCGACTCGTTGATGATCTTTCGGCAACGTGCCGCCAAAGTACTCGTACGCCCCAGGCTGACTACCGTGTACAATCCAGCTCCGAACGCACCAACCAGTACTCTCTCCAGGATCAAAAGCTAGTATGTCTAAATGATTACTCATCAGCTAAAGCCTCCCTTATGTCCTCTGCTTTGTTACGGTTGATTCTACCGACATGTTGATCGAACGAGCCAGTACACTCTAGATAGTAAATGGTAACTGGATTGTCCTGGCCCATTCGTCTCAACCTATCTTCAGCCTGGTTGAGAATCTCAGGTGACCAGTCTCGGTCAATAAAGATCATCAACCTACAGACCTGCTGCAAGCCATCGTAGCCCTGACCCATGGCACCAATCGTACCTGCAAGCACCTGAGCACCTCGTTCAACAAAACAGCGTTTACTCAACTCATTCTGCTCTGCAGATTGTTGCCCAGTAATCTTAACCGCCTCAACCTTATTAGCTGTAAGATACTCAACCAATGCAGATATCGTCTTTTCGAATACAGAAAACACTACGAACTTCTCTTTTGGATTGTTGAGACAGGTCTCTAGGATCCACTCAAACTTCGGACCAGGCTCGTCAGCACCTAAGTACAGACCAGGCCATGATGTTGTCTGCATCAACCGAAGTGTAAGCACAGCACCATTCGGTATAGTCAGCTGCTCTGGTAGCTCATCCAGCAATAGCTGTTTCTCTTTTCGGTAAAGCTCTCGCTGCTTTTTGCTCATCGGCAACTTGATAACTTCGCGAGTCTTACCATGTGCAACCTCAACTGCACTATTGCGAATGCATATAAGGTCCAGCAACTGATTCAGTATCGCTGTATGCCGAGCATCATCAGTCAAGCCTACAATTCGATCTCCCCACGGTGTACGTTGAACCTTACAGAAGTACTCAACAAAAGCATAGTAGCTGTTGCAGGCATAACTCGGATCTAGAAAGTTGAGGATGCTCCATAGATCGTCAACATAGCGTAAGATAGGCGTACCTGTCAACGCAACTCTATGCCGAGCTGGAATAGACTTGACTGCTTTAGTCTGTTGAGAGGAGCGACTCTTTATCTTATGCGCCTCGTCAACAATTAGATAGCTCCACTGAAATGCTCTGAACTTCAATAACGTAGCTTCGTTGCGCAGCTTGTCGTAGTTGACAATCCAGAATCCTGGAGTCACTTTGCATCCATTTTCGTACACATGAGCATCAATGTTCGCCCAGCGCTTCAATTGGTCTTGCCATTGATATCTTATAATCTTGGGTGTCACAATGAGAGCCGTGGGAGCTCCGCTTTGTTGAAGAAGCTTGATTGCTTCTATTGTCTTGCCTAAACCCATGGGATTCGCATTGAGACAATGGGGTAAAGCAAGCATACTCATCACATCATCGACCTGATAGGGTTTCAACTGGTCTGCGTTAAGCTGGTCCATTCGCTGTTGAAGATTGTCTGGTGTACGACGCAGCTCTTTATCGTTGAAGATACCTAAAACGATTCGGTTGACAAGATTGTTCTCCGCGATGACCCAAGGTTCGCCCTTACGCTGTCTCCAGCCAAGCAGCATACTTGGATCTGGCGGATCAAGTACTTTAATGTACTTGTCATTTGTGTACGGTAATATCTTCACATTTTACCTCCAAAAATCTTATGTAGCACCCAGATCTCAATCATAGCATTACTCCTTCGGCTTCGGTAAGCCAGTCTCCATGTCCAGCTTATACATCTCGCCCCACTTATAGCCAATCTCTGCATCAGCTACGAATGGTACAGGACAGTCAGGTACGTACTGCAGTGGCGTAGTTGCCATCAACTCAACGCACTTGTTGCCGATTGTCTTCAGCGCCTCTGGTTTATCCTCAACCTCAATAATAATTGAGTCGTGAACCGTCGCAACAATTTGAGCTCGACCCTTCCAATTCTGTTGCAAGTAATCGTAGATGTTCATCAACGAGAACATTGCAAAGTCGGAAGCTGTACCTTGAATTGGTGTGTTAATATATTCATTCTGGATATGGTTGAGCTCAGAATCTGTCAGCACGAAATGTCTCTCACGTCCGAAAATTGTAACGCAAGGCTCACCTCTCGTGGCCATCTTGCGTCGATTCATAATGTACTCCTTCACCTTAGGCATAGGAGCGAACCACTTGTCAATAATGCTCTGAGCTTCGCGCATGCTCTTCTTGAACTTAGTTGCGATGGATCCAGCACCACGACCGTATGCAATCCCGAAATTGATTGTCTTAGCTAGGTTGCGCAGCTCCTTATCTTTATGCGAACCTTCACCGAACATCATATCGCAGACTGCATCATGCAGGTCCTGACCACTCTGATAAATCTGAATCAAAGCTGGATCTTTACTAAGCATCGCAAGCACTCGAAGCTCGCACTGGCTGTAGTCGAGTTGAAGCAAGCATGTTCCAGGTGATGCTACAATCAGGTTTTTGATCATTTTGTTGCGAGGAATATTCTGCATATTCGGATTCGAGCTGCTCAGCCGACCCGTCTCTGTGCCATGCAGGTTGAATGTGCACCGCACTCGACTATCTCTACACAGCACGTCTCGAATACCGACAACATAGGTGTCGAGATACTTGCTGTACTTTCGTACTGCTAAGATGGATTCCATGAACTCCTTAGCATCGGCATCGTCTTTAGACTCAACCTCTTCCATCAGCATCTGCATAGTCTCTGCATCAGTACCTGGTACAGGATGACCCATAACCTCGCCCAGCATCCACTTCAGCTGCTTAGGAGACTTTGGACTGAACTCCATGTCCGGCTTTACCTTTGCTCCAGTTGCAGCACCATACAGTAGAGGATTCCAGTACTTACCCGCAACCTTGGCCAGACGAGCTCTCGACTCAACAATCAGCTTATCCAGCTCAGCTTCCAGCTCTTCCAGATAGTCCAGATCGATGCGTGCACCTGCAAGTTCAACAGCGCCATAGGCTGTAGAGGCTCTGCACAGCTGATGATAAATGAAGTCAGAGCCCGGTCTCATCAACTCGTTAAAGCATTGATGAAGTCGATATGTTGCGATGCAATCTCGTTGCATATATGGGATCAACGTCTCTGTTGGAATGTAGTCATACATAAACTCCTTCAACGGAACTCTACGCTGCTTACACCAGTTACGTTTCAACTGATCCAGCTCATCGTCCCAGGCAGGGGCCTGTAAGTAAAGTTGACCGAGGTCTTTCAGACCATGAGTGCCTTGCTTCTCGTTGATGCAAGCGAAATGCTGAAGCATAGTGTCCTCATCAACATGAGCATCCAAGTTGCACAGGTACTTAAGTCTGCCACAGTCAAACTTGCCGTTGTGCCAGACATACTTGATGTCAGGTTGACTGAAGACTGTCTGCAATGCTTCCCAGACCTCCGGATTAGGCTGCATTGTAGTCTTAGCACCGACAATCGGAATGTCGTAAATAGCCAGACAATGACTAGGACCATATGCAAAGCCAATGGACAGCAGCATGTTGTCTTCCCATTCAACTCTACGAGTCTCAATATCGCAAGCAAGCCAGCCGTCGTACTGTCGAGCGAGATCAGGAAGCTTCTTCAACACTTCGCAAAGAGTATGGGGCTGCAATCCAGTGACCGAATCCAGTACCAGATCCTTGTCATCCCATCTGTACTTTGGACTTGTAAAGTCCATAGTCTCAAAAGCCTTCACAGCTTCCGAAAAGTGCTCCAGCTGCATCATGTTGGTACGCAGAATGTTGGTCGGAGGTACAAGCAACGTCTTTGTTGACCATACGATCTTGTACCAAGACATAACATCTCTAGTAGCCTTAACATGCCGGTCTTCCGGCATGTTAGGCGCGATCTGTTGAACGATTTTATCCATCAGATAAAACCTCCTTCAAAAATTCTGTCCAAAGAAGTGTAGCATCTGCATGCAGAGATCTGCTCAGCAGCTCAACGCTGCTGCACACCGGAGTATCCTTAGTTACCTCTTGCAAGGACCACGCAAGAATCTCGCCAGAATCGACTTCCGGTATAACCTCGTGGATAACATTACCGATGTGCCGATATTGTCCATCTTGAATACCCTTGAAGAGTCTCTCCTGAGGATCCTTGCCCTTCAACTCTTTGTACAGTTGAATGGGTGCAGGATGCAGATTGTAGCACTTGATGTTATGCTCTTTCAGGTACTCTACATACCACTTAGGCAGGATACGATTATAGCCATGCAGCGTCAGTACGCTATTCGGTCTCAGAATACCGATACTATTCTCTAGAATACTACCGTGTGGACCAAACCAGACTCTCGGCAGTAGCTGTCCGTTGTATCCGAGATTGTTCGTGTAGATAGCATCTGGCTTACGACCAAGTCTTTCTGAGACAGCTTCGATCTCTTTTCCAGTATGCGAGAACATTGCATACCAGGTCTTATTCAGCTCCATTGCAGAACCCCCTAAACGCTTTAATGTTACGCTCAATATGCGCCCACTGATCTGGCGACACATCTTCGTTGATCATGGTGTACAGCTTTCGAGTTTCCTTGTCCTGCAGACCAGAAGGGCCGTACTCGATACCAGCCAGACCATGTACAACTGGATTGCTAGTATCCACAGAATCGATCCAGTGGAATCCTCCACCCTGTTGCAACGCGCAGTAGCAGCTCAAATCCTGAGGCACAGCTACGCCCAGCAGATGGTGCGGCTTGGAGCGATCAATCACACGCTGTTCATCCATCTCAATTAACGTTCTCAACCGACCTGCTGCAAGTCTCAACCAACGTGTAACACCCTTGCATCCAGTCTCATACCAAGAGCAGTCGAAGCTAACGCCGATCTTATCACAGTACGGTGCAATAGCTTTATAGCATCGCACAAAGTCGTCGTAGTTCTTACCTTGCACAACTCCGATTCGCTTACCAGGCAGATCAGGATACTGCTTGATAAAGTTGAAGAAGCGATCGATTGTGGCATCTGCATCTTCCAGGACATCAGGTACGATGTACCAGGTAGGACTTAAAGCGTAGACCCAGTATGCAAACGTGTCTGCTTTGAACGCTTCGCCCAGCTCGAATACGCTGTTGTCCAGAATCACATCACGACCTTTGCGCAACGCCTCCTGGAACAGCTCGTAGTACTGCCGATCCTCTTCAAACAGATGCACGAGAGCATAATCGCCATCTGTCAACTCTTGCACCTGGCGAAAAATGCTCTTAGGAGCTTCATGGTATGTCTTAATCATGGTAAATCCTCCACGGCCGTCCACACGGCTTCATTTCATGGCAAATACCGCCACAGTAGCCGCACATAGGCACAAGCAGCCCAATGTAAGCTTTCTCAGCACGCTCAACTGCATCGCACATTTCTCTAACTACAGCTCGAGCTTCAGCTGTAGCCTGGTTGCACAGACGCTTATTTGCGAGCACCTGAATCTGCTCACCGTTGCAATCAATGATCATGTTAACTGCAGCGTCCTGTCTTGCTGCATTTCGATCGTACTTATCCTGCCGGTCATTACGCTGACTCCGAATGTAAACACCGAAGTCCGCAACATACGGCATGTCGTGCACGTGCGTGCGCAACTCACAAGCTACCCAATACGGCACATCCTCAATCAGGAAAGACCAGCGCAGATATCGGATAGGACTGTGCCGAGCTCTCAGGATAGCGTGCCGCCACTCTGTTGAGGGAACTACGCCTTCAGTGTAACCCACTGTCGTCCGAGCTCTACGATTGACCTCTTTCCAGTCTTCATCAGTTGGAGCTTTCAGCAGTGTTACACGAGTGCCAACTTTAGCTTCAATCATTTCGAGACCTCCTGCCTGTCCAGGTACGCGATCAGTCGATTGAGATACCACTGAGCTTTCTTCAAGTCTTCGAGGCCATTCTTACCACGCTCTCGCGTGATATACTTCAGAACTTGTCCCTTAGCGTACCCCCGATACTCTTCAGGCGTAAGCTGATCTTCCATGATGCGAATGACTTCAATCTTACCACGGGTGTAGTGACTCGGATGATTTACATTATCATTTACCATAACGATCCTCCAGTTTCTTCACATTGTATTTGTACAGATCTTCCAACGTATAGCCTCGACATGCTGCTGCAGCTGTAAGATACCACAGCACATCGCCCAGCTCTTCCAGCCAATGATCCGGATCTTGCGGTATCTGCTTCCACAGCTCACGCGTCGCAAGACCCGCAACCTCGCCAGCTTCCTCAGCCAAACCCAAGCAAGCAAAGTTAAGCAGCTTCGGTTCCAGACCAGGATGCAGCTTAGCATCCTCGAACTCGAGCAAATGCTTCAACCGAGGCGCTTGCTCCAATGAGTTGCGCACATAAGTATCAATTTTCTGCGTTTGCATTCTCTTTTCGCTCCTTCAAGTATTCTTTCAGCTCAGCTGTAGCACGCCAAGCATTTGTACCACTAGCAGTGACTACACCGCCAGCCAGCAGCTCTTTGTAGATATCATACATAAAGTATCTATCCACTTCCAGGATCTCTCTAGCTGCCTTAAGGCTAATAGTGCCAGCAGCGATAAAGTTCTCGAGTTTAGGGTACCGAGTCAACCACTTTTCAGCAACTGCTTTATCCATTACAACACCTCCAGCAGTTATAGATCCATTTGTTTTGCAACTTCCATCAACAGCTTATCCGGAATGTAGCTTGCAGAAGGTCCAGGTCTCAACAATCCTCGTGTGATCAAGTCGGACATGATCTTAGAACTCTCGTCCTTACTCATACCTAAGATCTCTTGGAACTGGAATCCCTTGAAACTCGATGCAGTCAGCAGAGCCTTTATAGCAGGGTTGACTGCAATCAACGTCCGAATAAACTGCATATTGTCTGCTCGCTTAGCCTGAGCTCTTTTGAACTCTCGAATGTAATCGCCATATGCCATTGAGGGCTTGTTGAGTGTTACCTCCAAGAATTCTTCAGCCCAGCGAACATACCGAGCATCAACTTGCAACCAGCCTGTCACAGGATCGTACGAGCCACTCGCAATAGCAAAGGCGCATGCAAGTCTGAGTAACTTCTCATGCACTGCAACACCTACGATCAACGAGCCACCACCAAGCTTTGCATTCAGGTCCTTAGCACAAGCTCTAACCTCTGCTTTAGCCTCGGATGTAATCTTGATGTCGTCAGCCTCAATACTCCACGCTAAGCTAAACAACGCTCTCCATGGACCAACCTGTACAGGAGTATCGTAATCGAAATCGCCCAGCACATCAACGTCCTCACGTGCAGCTGAAATCACAAGATCGAATCGAGCCTGGTCCTCCATAACTGGAATGAACTCTTGGAATGCTCCAAAGCCCTTCCAGTAGAAGTCAGACAAGTTGCGACCGTTGCGCGGGTTGCTGAACCACAGCAGACGTGTTCGAGCTCTAGCTTCGCCTTTGACAATCTTGTTGAGAGTGACGGCACCACTCGATCTTGTTGAGGAGAGATCCTTGATGTCCTCAACCTCTAGGCCGGAGGCCTCGTCAATCATCAACAGACCGCGATCGTTCATTGGTATTGCGCCCCAAGTTACAACCCAGCTATCGCCGAATCGTTGAACACCACCAATGACACCTGTGCGCCGAGCATTCTCACCGTTGATATAACCACCCATGCCCAACACTTTAACAAAGCGTTGAGCCATCTGAGACTTGCCAGTACGAGTATCGCCAATGCACATCGTATCTAGCCAGCCTTTGATAACACCACTCTGCCAGGGTATCTCAGTTACGGAGCAGTACGTCAGAAGAATAGCACCGAACAGATCAGGTCTACCTTCAATGCCTAAAGAAGGCATCCACTCTTCGTAGTACGTATTGATCAGATCCATCGCAGAATGAGCTTTAGCGCCAACCTGTCTGAATCGAGCAATCAACTCAGGTTCAATGTTAGGTTGAACAGCTGTCACACACTCCGCATCTCGAATCAAGTAGTAGTTTTGTTGAGTAGTGGGATCAGTGACTCTGCAAGCCTCGAAGTCGTACTTCATAGTAGCGTTCAATCTGTAGTCAGTGTACAGATAAACACCATATCGATTCTCGAATGAAGCTTCCTCAAGACCATCAATGAAGCTTGCACTTTCCTGGAAGATCAGTTTCTGACAGTTGATGAGATCGACTGCTTCAGCATGTACTGATTTACAGCCAAAAACCTGGCGAGCATAGCTGTCTTGCGCCGAGTCAGGCGAGTTCATAAAGCGCAAAAGTTGACGAGGATCTACATCGATTGTCTGAGTCAGGTCGTCATTCGCAGGCGTAAAAGCTAGCGGACATGGCTTACTGCAGTTTGCATTGCCGCACACACATCTTAACTTTACAGGCACTGTGTAGATTTTAGGCTCAACACCTACTACACTCATGCCTCTCAACTTCATCCACGAGTTCAGATGCTCTGTAAACTCACTGCGAACAAGAGACACATCTTGAGCCTCTGTCGCAGCTTTAAGCTTCTCATACTCGAGATATGTTGAAGCATACTGCCATACATCCACAGCTGTGCCTGTAAGTTGACACGACGTATAGTAGTCAACAAAATCTTTCTGCGGAAGTCTAATAATACGGATACTAGCAGCAATCGGCTTCAAGAGCTGAATGTACGTGTTTACGGACCGCTGACCAACTGTATCAGCATCCAGCATAAGCACAACATCTTTGCCGCTGAATAAGCTAATCTCATCCGATGGAATTGAGCTACCGCCGGTACCAGTTACAGCGTTTAAGCCCTGCGACCTAGCCGCAGCACAATCCTTCTCGCCCTCAACAACTACAATCTCAGACTTGTCAAACGCTATATAAGGCCAATAGCGTCTCTGTCCAAGACCTCGAACATTCAAGCACTTTGGCTCTTTCGTTTCGGCAATTCTACGTTGAGGAGGCAGATACCGACGAAGATTGACCCAGTAACCACGTCTAGACTTGACTGGGAAGATAACTCTGAAGTCGTCTAGCCCTAGCTTCAACTCCTCTATTGTTTGCTGAGTAATGCCAAAACTTTGCAGAATAGCCAAGTCCTTCGGACTCTTGAGCAACTGTTGATGATACTTCTCAACTTGCTGCTCTGTTGGAAATGGCAAGATGCCCTTAGTCTCCCAGTACTCAAATGCGTACTTGCCAATCTTTGGCTCCACATCGAAGTACTCTGCTAAGAACTCCTTCTCCGAACCACCCTTATTACACCCATGGCAGTACCACTCGTGTGTAGTCGTATTGACTGTAAATGAGGGCGTTTTGTCTGGATGGAAGGGGCAGTTAGCGTATAGCTGATCACCTTGTGCAGATGAAAAAGCTATAAACTCATCGTAAATAAGGGCCAATGTATCCCTCCTCTGCTAATTGGAGCGACGAGTTACCTCGCCGCTCCATGTAGTATCAAGCCGGCATAACCTTCTTGATTCTGTTGACGATATCGCTGTTGTAGGTCTCCTGAACGACCTTGGCCTTGACCTGCATGCCAAGCAGCTCGCTGACATCCATCTCGACCAGCTCGCTGGTGTCAACGCCCAGAGCATCGAACAGCTCCTTGACCTTCCACAGGCACTTGTCGATCAGAACGTAGTTGTCCCACAGCTTACGCTTGCCTTCGACGCCATTGACGTCGTACTCAACCTTCAGCATGGGGTTGCCGGTGCTGCTCGTGGTCTCTTCGATCTTGGCGATGGTCAGATCATACACGCCTTCATCAAGAGGCTCGCGGGACGGGACGCTGGAAAAATCGAGGTTCAACATAAAGTACCTTCCCAGGGTAGGCTATTATCGTTGCCATCCTGTACCGACTTCATCTCGGGTGGATGATAAATTCTGCTCTTTCGAGCTGGCAGAGCTAGCTGGACTCGAACCAGCGATGCGAGAGTCAAAGTCTCGTGCCTTAACCGCTTGGCTATAGCTCTATATACTCCCGGTTTGCACGGTTACCCTACTTATTTATACTCCGTTAGTGACTCCCTTTAGAGTTTGGTATTACCAGACGAAATTGAACTTAGTCAACTCTCCGTTGTCGATGATAATGTCCTGTGCAGTCATGCTTCTATTGACAACAGCTACGAAGTACACCCAGGTTGCGATCTCGCCTGGAGTTGCCCACTTGCCGAGCATCGTCTCGTTCAACACCTCTCGGTACAGCTCTGGGTCCCGCATAATATGACCGTTCGAGCAGGTCTTTACACCACCGGGTGAAATGCTGTTACACGTAGCACCGTACTTAGCAACCTCAGCAGCTGTCCATTTAGTGTACGCAAGCACACCACCCTTAGCAGCTGCATATCGCGGAAACTCAGCACCGTTGTGTGCACTAGTTGAAGCGATATTGACAATGGCTTTGATGTTAGGCTGCAGTCCATACTTTTCAGTACACGCGATTACAGTCTCGAGATTAGCTTCGATGTTGTCAACGTCCTGGTCCCAGCTTCCAGCATTGTTGATTAGATACTCCACAGCACCAATATCAGGCAGTGCAGACGCATCTGCAGCATTCACAATGTGGTGTCTGTACTGGTAATTGTAACCTTCGATCGTGCTAGGCAGCAGATCGATGCCATGCACCATGTTGCCCTGCTTCAGAAAGAGCTCAGCAACCTTCTTGCCGATACCTCGAGACGTGCCAGTAATAACTACGCTCACTTCTCTACCTCCTCTAGATACGCCTGTCCAACATGCTCGTCTTCCCACTGCTTACTGACCTTGTATCCAATCGGACTAAAGATCATCTCGCAGAGCAGCTCCATAATACAACCTGTGAACGAGCACGTCACAACTTGCAGCATAGACCAGCCAAAGAAGACATGACTTACGACCAACGCGAATACAAAGTTGTCCACGAACTGAGCAATCATAGTAGACAGCCAGGACCGAAGAGCAAAGCTACCGAAGCCCTTCTGCGTACTCGCTCGACCAATGAGTGCGTTGATAACTGCATTCACTACAGACGAAGTTAAGAACGCTAGCGTACTACCAGCCAGCACATACCATGTACCGCCAATAGTGTTGTCCAGAGCCTGATTGACCTCGACCATTCCGAAATCGTAGAACGCACCCCAGTTGCCAGGAATGAACTTCACAGCCAGCATGACACCAGCTACCAGTAGATTACACGCTGCTGCAAATGCTGAAATTTGAATAGCAGCTTTAGCGCCGAAACGCTTTGTAATCATGTCCATTACCAGGAAGCTCAGCCACGACACTGTAAAGCCGCAGTCGAGAGCTAGCCAGTTTAGACCTGTGTCGATTTCCTTGTTTGCCAGTAAGTTCATCAGAACAACTGACACAACAAAGAGAGCAACTACAGCACTCGGAACACTTCTCATCAACAGTTTGAACTTTTTCATGGATAATACCTCCAGTTTTATATTTATAACCTGGTTCTCTGGCACAGGTTATATTTAGTTTTTAGAGAACAGCTGCTTAGCTGTCGGATTCTTGATGTCAACACCAACACCAAGACGAGTCTTGCCGGGCCACTTACCTTTCGACTTCGTTGTTGCACAGTACTGACCTTGAAGATCGGTGTACGTATGCACAACCACGTCAAAGTAAGCAGGCATTTCTTGAACCATCTTACCATGGATAGCAGGGCCGCCGTAGATAACGCCGCTGATCTCGTCCTTGTCCAACTTCTCCTGCATAGTAAACACTTGATTTACCTTACAGGCACGCAGCTGCTGGACTGCAAGTTTATTCAGATCTGTCATCATACCCCAGTGTTGAATCTGAATATTCTTTCTGAAGTTGAGACCTGATCCCTTCATCTCAGCGTCCTTGCTTCTCAACTCCTCCAGCATGTACCACTGAATCTCAGACCAGGTGTCCCAGAGTACCCAATCGAATGGTTGAGTAATCGGTACCCCGAACTTCTGCGACCACTTCTTGGGGTCATTAGCCTCGACCAGCTTGTACGCTTCGTTCAGATCTTGGAACTTAGTGAAGTCCACAACAGTGATGTTGTCAGTGTAGTGCGCTTTCAGCAAGTCCGGAGCATTACGAAGCGTCTTGATGCCCTGGTCAATGTCGATGATCAGCGTACGTCCAAGCTCGCCTACTGTACCCATCAAATGAGTCTTGCCGGTACCACTTGCTCCGTACACCAGAGCAAATGTCGGATCAGTGTCGGGCTTCTTCAAATCAATAATCTGCATCTAATTACCTCCTCGAGATATCTATATTATAGATGCTTCAGCAGCAGAAATCAAGTGCACTGATATAAAAATTTCAGTTTCTTTTATATGGTACACTTAATTTCAAACTGCTATGTCGCTTAGAATTGACCACCAGCATCCTTATACTGCTTCAGCAAAGCAGCAAAACTGGGACTCTTCTCGGCAATTAGATCATAGGTGACCATAGACTCCAAACGCTTCTTCTCAGCATCGAGCTGCTTCTTCAACATTGCTAGGGACTTCTTACGCTCAACTTCAGCGATATACGAGGCCAAGTTGACCATACAGACCACCGGAGCGATCGAGTCCAGATCAAACGAGGACGTTGCGTTGATAGTAGAAATCTGAGCCAGCTGATAACCTGTCTTACAGTGCACCAACACAGTATCACCGGCCGCAACCTTACCAACCAGATCGTCCGGCAGTCTGTAGATGTACCGCTTCATGCGAGTAGGATCGCAGTGATCGTATTCATCCCACTTAACTGCTGTATAATCATTGCTCTGTCTCCAACTAAAGACACACTCAACTAAGTTAGTTGAAGGGAATTGAATATTAACCATGCTTTGCCTCCATTCCTGCGCACTTTGCCATCTGATCTCGCAGCTTTGTTGCCACCTGAGCAATAAACTGGCTATTTGTCAGCTTGCCCTTGCTGGCACTCATAACGTTGCCAAAATACTCACCTACGACCTCTGGGTCCGTATGATCATGCATAGCTTCGATCGCATGCCGCATAGCACGCTCAACACTAGATGCTGTCGCATCGTACGATATGCGTTTTGCAACCTCTGGATACAACCTCTTGGTGATACCCTTGTACATATAGCTAGGATCTCTGAGCGTCAGCTCGATCGCAATTGTCAGAGCCTCAAAACCAAGCAGGTTTGCTGGCACACCTAAGTGCAGCAGTGTCTCATGAATTATCTGTGTCACTCTAATAACTCCTTTCTCCATACATAAATACGATTGTTAAACCTACGAGCTACACATACAGGTAGCTTGCATTTGATAGAAATCTTTCGCAGTGATGTCGCTAGACAATCGATGCTCTTCTCATAGCTATGCAGCTCCAAGCACACAATGTCTATCTCCGAATCGCAGAAGTCCAACAAAAACTTTTGAAGAGCATCTCGAGATCCATTGCCGATAGTATCTACACGCAAGGCTTGTGCGCAGTACGATGGTTTTATACAAATCATCACTCGGCGCTCCTCTCCGTCTTCTCCTCCAAGTGATCTTCAGTACGCTCAACAAACTCCTCGCTGAACTCATGCAGAATCTTTTCTCTGTCCAGATTCTCGTACATGTAGGTTGAGCAGATTGTCTTGAACGAACACATGCTGCAACCCATGTAGCTGGGCTTCGGAGCCGCATACGAGTTGCTATCAACCATATGCTTGCACTCTTTGCAATCGTTGAAGAAAGCAAGCATGAAGTTGTCCAGGTCTTCATCGCTGTACGTGCACAGCGTTCTATGGTACTGGAACTGGCGAAGCAGCTTCTTGACTTCGTTGAGATACACGCCACCCAGCTCGTACTGCGTACCATGCTTCTGGTTGTACTCCTTAACGAACACCTGCAACGCCCAGGTATAGACTCGAGGCTGCTCATCAAGCCACAGATAGGACTCGTCTCTGAAGTTCTTACAGGTCTTATGCTCGAAGCCGTAGATCTTACCTTCCTCTTTGTCCAGCACAATCATATCGATTGAGCCGCAGATCGTTAAGCTAGGCTCCATAACCGGATTGCCATTTGCATCGTAGACACGCTCTCCAGTCTTCGGATCTGTTGAGGGGATTAGAGGAAACAGATACTCACCGAAGCTTGTTGTCGGTATGATGTTGAAGTGGTGCTCAATGTCCAACACAGTGAACCGTTCCAGATCATCTGGCAGCACATTCTTGTAGTAGCCAGGGACCATAGCAAGCAGAGCTGCATCGGTGTCAGACTGCATCTCACGACGCACCATCTCCATGACCTTATCCAGAGGCACATCCAGGTACAGCTGCGCTAATGCCTCATGGAAAATCGTACCGAACGCAAATGCAGGTGGTGTGATCATCGGTCTCAGGTGGAACTTATTTCTCGAGGTAAGCTGCCACTGACGCTTGCACGCCTTGAATGTTTTGATTTCAGATACATCAACTTTCAACGAACTGTACCTCCTTCATTGCACCTTTCATCCAGACACTAAACGCATCCATGCACTCAGGGCATAGATCCTGCCAGCCGCCATACTGACTGGTACCGTCGATGCCGCCACGATAATCGGCGTATGCAATCGCTACCACATTGGGCTTATTCTTAGAAATCTGGAAGTATGCACGACACCGATCACATCTTTTCGCCATTGCCATTCTCGTTATCCTCCTTCTTCATTTCTCGATATTGATGCAGCAGCTCATCGGGATCACCGAACGCTATGCCCGCTTCTTCGCTCTGAGCAGTACACTGATCAAACGCACCCGCAGACCTTACAGCCAAGAAAATCGCCAAGTCGCGATTATCCATCTTAAGCAGTCTACAAGCAGCGTCAAGCGCCTGATATCGATCGACTTTGCTAACATCAGACAAGTTAGCCTCGCATCTCAAAGCACCTTCTCTGCCCGTGGACTCAATGTGTATGAAACCTTTCATACTCTGAAAAACTCCCTTCTACAAGTATTGCAAAAAAACTTGTTGTACTGTTGATCTACCAGCTCGATTGTATTATAGCTCCTACAGTACACGCATCGCGTCTGCTCATGATGCTCATCGAGCACGTATGAGTTTGTTGCTGAGACTCCCTCCAAGCACGGAGTGCATATGCGAATCAGTTGATGGGTTTCAGAATCGCGCTCTCGATTCATTAACTGCTCTGGCACCCACTTTCTGCACCCCGGGCACCAGCAATATCCCTCCACGTAACTACCACCTCCTTCAGTTTAAAATAAATGCTACACTACCTGGCTTCAAAAGAGCCCCGAACCAGCGGAAGTCAAAACCAGTTCGGGGCTCCTACTATGAGCAACGCTCACAATGGCACAGCCGGGAGCCGTGCCTGGAGCGATTACTCGGCAGCCTTAGCCGCAGCAGCATCAGCCTTGCGCTGAGCTTCATCGGCAAGCTCCTGGGCATACGTGCCGTTGAAACGATCCTCGACAGCCTTTGCCAGACCAGCAGGCGCAACGCCCTTCATGTTCAGCATGCCGTTCGAGATGACCTTGATGTCGTTGCCCTTGAAGATGGGCTCGGTGCCTTCCAGCAGAGCCTCAGCCAGAGGACGCAGGACCGTATGAGACAGAGTCTGCATCACGATGGCATAGACCTCAACGTCGCCCTTCAGGCAGATCATCTGATGGTTCTCCATCTCGTAGCTCGGATAGCGTCTCTGAGCGATCATCTGGCCATCGACTTCGATCTTCGCACCGTAACCGCCACCAGCAGTCTTGCGACGACCGTCGTTCTCTTTCAGCTGAGCATCGATCTTGATAGCAGCATCGACAACGTCTTCCAGAGTAGCCAGACCCTTGTCAGCATCCAGACGACGGCTGATGAAACGCTCGATTGCGTCCCAGTTGAAGACCTTGGCGTCATACACAACGCCCTCTTTCGGCTGCTTCGCAACCGAGTACAGACGGACCGGATTCAGATCGAATACACCGGCAAACGCCTTGAGGGAAGGCTGCACGCCTTTGATTTCCATAATCTGTTCAATGTTGTTCATAGTAAACCTCCAAATTTGTTTTGTATTAGTTCTTATCTACATTATTATTATAGCTGCTTTGCTCGAGAAAATCAAGTCTTTTGTTGAGATTTTTGAAAATTGTTTGAACTGAAATAAAGCCGACTAGTTCTGTTGAGGGGTGTGTACTGAATTCGGAACCCAGAGTTTATTGCTCTGTTTCAGCCTCAGGTAGACAGCTTGCACTTGAGCTTCGCTCATAGCTCTCACTTTCTGCTGCCATTTCTCAGCACCTCCGTACTGGCACATCAAAATCCAACGCATTTCATTAGTGCTCATCACGCCTCTCCTCCTTCAACCATCTGTACAGGCACGCTTCACAACAAGAGCAGTCCAGCTCAGCATCCCACTTGTGATCGCACTCTGCCGGGTCGGGACTCGTACAGTATTGCTTAATGAGACCACCCAATAAAGCCTTTGCTAATGACCTGTCGTCCAGTGCCCGGACATAGTCTATGTTCAATGTTTTCATTTATGCCACCTTCCATTTTTCTTCAACCACTTAGCGTGGTTCATTCTCTGCTTCGTACCTACTGTTGGGGATATGCTAGGGTTTAGCGCTCCGCAATTAACTCGAGCTGCATACTCAGCATGCTTCTCACGCTCGTAGGCTTTGTATGCATCACACTCGCCGTGACAGATTGCGGATCTGTTGACACAGTCTCTAGTGCACGGACACTTTAGCTGAAGGTCAGTCATGCTCGTCCTTGCTCCATCCAAGGTGACTACCGATGTAGAACTTGAAAGGTCCAAAGCGAGGGTACTCCAGCTTAGACCAGTCGAACCGAGGTAGCGGCTGATCTGCTGACTGCTCTGGAGCTCGAGCCTGCTCCGAACGCTGCCAGATGTTGAACAGGTTTGTTGACCTGACGAGATTGACCAGGCTAGGCTTGGCATACAGGCTCGGATCTTTCGGAATGAGGTACAGGTCCAAGCCACCATAAGGTGCATCCTTGTCTAGGCCGACTGCTTCACTCAGCACCAGCGTACCGAGCGTGTTCTGTTGAATAAATTGACTCAGTTGGTACAGAGCCTGTCTGTACTGATTCAGATAGACCTGAAGCTCAACAACTTCTGCTTCCTCACGCAGCTGTTGAAGAAGCTCGTCCTCTTTGGCCACGACCCTGGCATCAGACTGTGCTTCGTTGGGCTTAATTTCGTTACTCATTTAGGCGTACCTACTTTCTTCATTCGTTTTTTGAGTTGATAACTTCTGTCCGGCAAGCAGAACGGACACAAGCCTGATTGAGGCCAGTACAGGACCTCCAGCCTGCCGGTTTCAGGATCTGCAATCGGCTTTCCCTTTGCGTTGAGCTTTAGCTGCATCGAATAGTCCATTGCATTGAGGTTGGTGCCGCCTCGAGCTTGTGCTTCTCGAATGTACGTGTTCATTCTCGCTGAGACAGTTGAGCCGATGACCTGTGACAGCTGTCGGTAGCTAGTGTACACATTCAGCACCGCGCACTGGGTTGCGAAGTATGGGCTTGCTGCTGACACTAGCCTCTGGCCCGCTACACTGGGCTGCATTGTAACAATGCCAAGGGAGTCCAGCTCCCGCTTCCAGAGCCACAGGCGCACAAAGCAGTCATGCAAGCATCGGTGCGCACAGAGCTTAGTGCAGGTGCAGCAACACCTTCGAGCTCGATTGCACCCAGCTACTCGATATAGCAATGGCGAGCCAGCTTCACCCGGCTCCAGCTCACGTCTGGGCGGCTCAAAGCGTTGTGCATTGCGAGGGCTTGCGAACCAGCTTGCATCGCCTTGAGCTGAGTCGAGCACAGTTGCCAGCGGGATCAGTTGAGAGGGTTTCGGTTGAGCCTGGCCCGGAAGTTGGGCATCAGGTACTCCTGTGCTTGACAGGGTCTGTAGGTTGAGGATGAGTTGATCCAGCTGCTGGCATTGCTGTTGGACTGCTGTTTGGTTTAGGATCGGATGGGTCACTTTGCAGTACATTTAAGGTTTAACCTCCCTTCTAAAGTAGTAAACTAATTTTTGTAACCAAAAAAACCACACTCTCTGGCGCGAAAATATGGGGCTCTAGAACCATGTGTTTGACTGACCAATTGTTTTTACTGATTTCACTGAAACTTTCACGATTTCATTCAGTCAGTACTGGTCATTCTCTTTTTCCTTTTCTTCCTTTTTCTTTTCTTTATTATTCATTATTATTATTAAAGAAAAATGAGAAACAATGAAATGAAATGGAATGAAAAGGGAGCAGAAACGGAACTGAACGGTTTTCATTTTAGTTAGTCAAACAGCGGTCTCGCGAGCGTCATTTCTAGAGCTCCAAAAACCCCGTTTTTTCGGTTACAAAAAACTGTTCTTTAGTTTTCAATGTGCACTACACGCTTAGTGCTTGTTGACTACGCTGGGGCGCTCGACATGTGGGATGCGTACAGCGCAGTCTCAACCAGTCGCGCGTTTGCACAAAAGAAAAGGGCGGTTACCCGCCCCTTCAACTGATGTGTTCAACGGAAGTTGTAGAACCAACACACGAATGTGTTGAAGTTGTAGAAGTCAGCGTCGGTCGCAACCAATTCACCGGTGGGTGCGTAGTACAGGTCACCACGGTCCCCCGCGCGGGTGCTGAGCGTTTCGACGAAGCGGAAGTCTTTGTACTCAAAGGTACGCAGGGGGTAGTTCTTGCATCTGCGGTTGGGGTTGGGCTTTTCTTCGACGGTTTTGATTTCGTCGAAGACCTTGCGACGGGTGTTGATAACGTCAAGGTTGGTGCACCAATTGATTTTGGAGTAACCGGTGCGATTGAAGTGATTGTACAGTTCTTTCATTGTAAGAAACCTCCCAAAGTTTGTTGATTTGTGGTATTTCTACCACAATTATATTATATACACTTTGGGCACAGAAATCAACTGTTTTTTGTTTTTTCAGTCACGTGTTCGGTCTTCACCAATCAATCCAGCGATCAGTAACGCCACACCGATCAATGCGCAAGGACCAAAGAGAAACGCTGGATCAATGGCAATGAGAATCGCACCCAGGATGATCCGAATCCAGCTGATGCTCCGTTTACGTTTCAGTGCGACCACCTCCTCTCTCAACCTATGACTGCACTCGCAGCCTGATGCTTAGTAATCGTTGTGCGCTAGCAGGTCAACTAGGAAGGCCACAATGCCGATCTTGACTGGCCGAAGTGGTCGTGTCAACGGGCCTGAGCCTAGCGGATGCTGCTTGTTGTACCTAGCGCGCTGCTTGGAGCGCCTGGTGGCCTTGCGCCTCATGTGTCTCAACAGACGCTGATTCTCTTTCGACAGAAATTGCACTCAGTCATCCTCCCCCGCAACCCGACTCGCGGATCGCACGCAGTCCTTACAGATGCACAGCAGGCGGAAGGCCGGATTCCACGTTCTCAGGTGGTAGTACTCCTCGCCCTCGTAGATCTCACCTCCGCAACAGGTGCAGTAGTGCAGGACTCTCGGCTCCTTAGGAGTCAGGCTCGGTTCAGGGATCTCATATCTCATTGCAGGTAACCTCCTTTGTAGAATCCGCCCCAGCACATGGCAAGGCCTAAGGCCTCCTGGCGAATGATCGTGCTCAACTGCATGTTGACTGCATCGGACTGCATGGCTGTGATTGCCATCAGGAGCACTCCGCCGATACCAACGATCGCGCACATCGTACGTTTAGTCCTGAGTTTCATGCTCAACCTCCTCAACTCTCTGAGACCGGGAAGCTCACGCTTCCTCAGTCTCTTTGAGGTCGTCCTCAACGGTGGCCTTGATCTTCTTGGTACGAGGCTGCAGAGCCGGACCATTGAGCAGGAACGTCGTGGCACTCCAGGCAATAGGCTCGGTGGAACCGTCCTGCAGCAGGACAACGTGCGTCTCAGTCATGTAGACGATCTGGTACGGGACCTCGTTGTCTCGACGCAGCCACACCTTCTGGCCAACTGCATAGTCGGACAAGCTCTTGCCAACACCAACCGTGCCAGCACGCTGCTTCGGAGCATTCAGAGCCTCCCAGTCGAGATCTTCGAGATGCACATCATGGCTGACCACGTACTCCGCAACAGCCTTCCAGTTGGTGGCTTCCGGATCGTACGACTGGCCGACGACAGGTGCCTTCGAGCGCTTCAGCAGCACCGGGTAGGACAGGTTGGTGGCAGCTGCCAGCTTACGCAGGCTAGCGTTCGGATACCGCTCAGCGGCCCACATCAGAAGGCCTTCGGTCTGGTCCAGGACGGTGAGGTTCTCGTTGCCGACAAAGTTGGCAGTGTTCTGAGCGATAGCTTCAGCGTTGGTGATGTTCTTCTTAGGCATAGTAACTCCTTTCAAATGCTAGGTGGTTTAGGGACTAGCTGCCCTTACTTAATGGGGTGGAGCTTTTGGTAGGTTGCTCCGCCAGAACCTATACCTGCATGAGCATTTACGACTCTCTCATGCGTCAGCTCGCGTGGGTGCTCACGCGAGGTCCTTTTAGACGGTTCATGCTACGGACGACCCTTCCAGTGCGATGGGGTTCTCTTTGCTGTAGTTCCGTAGTAGCTAACGTCGCCCGCTTTCACCTTCATGCTAGGTTGGAGTTCTGCATGATACGGAGCGCATTTGGTACCTGCTCTTAGGCTACTTGGCTGTACGTTTCAACTCCTTCGCATCGTACGCACCGCTCTAGCTTCCTATGTGAGGTCTTCGCAAGCTCTGTGGCTGCTCGCTCAACATAAGGGTTGGAGCCCCTGTGCTCAGTGCTGAGTTGCTATTCAATTTTCAAGGTGCCGCCTGACTGACCCAGGCCGGAACTGCGTCCGGTTTATTGATCTGTGATGTCCTCCCTTCATCTTATGTCCATATTATAGGCTCAGTTTCGAAAAAAATCAAGCCTTTTTTCCGAAATTTCCTGTGAACTTTTACATAAAGAGCAGTGCTGTTTTTTATCTATTTTACCATTTGTTTGAGTACTACTATACTACACTAATGCAGTAATGTAGGGTTTTACCTGCTAAAACATTTCGAAATTTTTAGAACAGGTGTTACCAGAAAAATTCCCAGTGCCTAAATTTCACAGATTATAGAGCCGGTACCCCGAGAAAAAATTCCGGGGGAGCTCAGACCCCACCTCATCTCAACTGTTCAACCGTTCAACCCTCCCCCTCAACAGTTCAACTGCGCAACCCCTCAACGATGAGCGTGCAACCACATGGGGTACAGCCAGCGATCTAGCGAGCCATATTCTGCAGGAATACAGATGGGAGCCTGCAGGTCTCGCATGCTAGAGATCTGCGTTCCGGACGCTCGGTTGCTACGGTCGAGCTTAGTCCCCCTCAACCAGACAAGCCGGGTAAAATTCTCTGAATCCGACTGCTCAAGTCCAAGGAAGCCTACATTCCAGGTAGCTTCGAGTAGTATAGTGTGTGCAACTGCTGCGACTCCCGGGGTGTTCCCGCAGAGCAGTCCTAGTCTTAGATCCTTCAACATAACGCCATTCGGTGTTGCTCTCCAATCGATATTAGAGCTGTCTGGCTCGAGAAAGAGCTTCGACCTAGACCAGCCTCGGATCCAGAGGCTTTCGGAGACAATTCTCAACCATTCAATCCAATGTTCGTTCAGATCCTGGAATAGGCGAGCTCCAACAGGATTGCCACCAGCGATATCTCTGTACATTGTTCTAGAGTACAATAAAAGCGCTCCTTTCATTCTAACTTTGCGAAACATTAAAAGTATAATTTCTGAAAAAATTTCTTTCAGTTTACTTGCATTTTGCTCATCTTTATTATATAATAGAATTGAGGAAGATGCAAGGACAATTTGCATGAATTCAACACTAAATTTTGAACTGAAGGGAGTGTGAGCTTATGTGTAGAGTTTGTCAACATAGCCAGCGAGCAGACATTGAGAATATGTTGCTGGAGTTGACCGATAAGGAAAAAGGCATTACTGTTGAGAGCATTGCTGAAGAGTATGGCGTTTCGACTAACGAGCTTAAGCTGCACGCTCTGTATCATACTCCTCTGGTTCGGCCTGAGGACGTCGAGGTCATTGAGGCTACTCAGCCGAGCGAGTTCGACAAGTTCGAGCCTGGCGTTCTCGTGACGGACGTTCCCTCAACTCAACCCGCGCAACCGACTCGTGACAGTTTGGTTCGTAGAGCTAAGCTGCGTGAGATGGACATGCTGGAGGCTGTCAGCCGTGAGTACCTTGTGACTCTGAAAGCAATGGGTCGCAGGATCAACAAGTTGGCTCGAACCAGCAACATTCCGGAGGAGGATCAGGATTTGCAGATCCAAATGGCTAAGATGCTCACTAAGCCGATGACTGATTTGTACATTGGTCTCGGTGGTGAGATTCGTCAGGCTGTAAAGACCATGTCTGAGGTGGATCGCATGCTGAATGGTCCTGAGGACGCTGCTGTTACGGGGCTGAGAGCTCTGACTGAAGCGATTCGAGGCAGTGGTGCATAATGGTTGATTGGAGGCCATTTTCGCCTAAGGCATTGGATTTTATTCGCAACTCTGATGCGAAGTTGAACATAGCTCATGGAGCAGTTCGTTCGTCAAAGACGATTTCATGTACTGTTCGGTGGCTGTCGTACTTGATCTCTGGCCCTCCTGGAGATGTCGCCATGCTCGGGCGAACGACAGCCACCTTACAGCGAAATGTTCTGAATGACCTGTTCGACACTGTAGGCATTCAAAACTATAAGTGGACGAATCGACAGCAGGGTGAGTTGCGTATCTTCAACAGACGCGTGTACTGCTTCGGCGCTAACAATGAGGACGCTGAGTCCAAGATTCGAGGCGCAACTTTTGCTGGAGCTCTGTGTGATGAGGTTAACTTGTATCCACAGAGCGTGTTCAACCAGTTGATGGCTCGTCTGTCAGTTGAAGGAGCGATGTGCTTCTGCAACTGTAACCCGGACAGTCCTTACCACTGGTTTTACACCGATTATATTACGAATCCGAAGATCACCAACAAAAAAGTCTGGAAGTTCTTGATGGAGGACAACCTCAGCTTGAGTCAGTCCTACATTGAAGACTTGAAGCAGATGTATACTGGCGTCTGGTATGAGCGCATGATTTTGGGCAACTGGGTTGCTGCAGAAGGTCGCGTGTACGATATGTTCGCAATAGACAAGCACATGATCGACACTGCTAAGTACATTGAGCAGAGTGGTGTGCATCCGAGCGCTATTCGCTGGTTGGTTGGTTGCGACTACGGTACCTCAACTGTCATGTCTTGGGGCTTGTATGCTAAGTTTCCAGACACCGATAGATCTGGAATGCCGTTGATGCTGAAGGTTCGTGAGTTCTACTACGACGCTAAGAAGCGTAAAAAGCAGCAAACTGACGCTGAGTTCGTTGTGGAGTTCCAGAAATGGCTCGATGGCATCAAGCCGTGGGCTGTGTACTGTGACCCGTCAGCGGCCTCGTGGAAAGTAGCTTTGATGCGCCTTGGATATCGCGTGCTGAATGCTGATAATGACGTTATCAGCGGTATCAGACATGTCGCAACTCGCTTGACATGTGGTAAGTACTTTATCGATAAGTCCTGTGTCAATACTGAGCAGGAGTATGCATCGTATGTGTGGGATCCAAATGCTCAACGAGTAGGCTTGGATAAGCCTTTGAAAGAGCATGACCATGCTTGTGATACTGACCGGTACGCTCTGTACACTGAGTCTTTGAATGGCATGTCTGGCGTCTATAAAGTTTAAGGAGTGAAGTGTATGCTCTATAATTTTGATTGGTTGAAGCCGGGGCAGAGCTTTCCTCCGGTTTGCGAGATGCCTCGCGTGATGCGCTACTGCCAGAATGCTCAACTGTTTGATGGTGATCATTTTGCAGACCCTGCATTTCGTACGCATGATTTGCATCAGGTGGATAGTATCAACTGCTACATTCAGTGTGCGAAGCGTATCTCGCAGGTGATTGGTAATTTTGAAGAGGTTGTGTCTTTCCCAACTCTTCTCAACTATCAGCGGTTGATGTCTCTTAAAATGGCAGACCTTGTCTGCGGCGAGCATCCTAACATCTCTGGTGCATCCGCTGAAGAGAATGAGACTATTCGCAACGTTCGCGATACTTCTGATTTTGACGCCAAGGTGTACTCAACTGTAATCGACATTAGTCGTTACGGCGATGCAGTGTGGCGTTTGTACTTAGACTATGACGGTAACTACAATTTTACTTGCTGGGATCCTGCTCAATGGTACCCTGTAGTTCGGCAGGACGGTACCAACAGTACTATGGCACACTGCCTGTGTTGGCGTGAGAATATCACCGGCGATCCGACCAAGCCTGATTGGTACTTGCACGTGCAGATTCACAGTACAGCTCCTTCCGAGGTTGGCCGATACGAAACTCGCATTTACAAGATGAACGAGTCTGGTAGTGTGATTTTGGATCAGGTTAGCAGCGGTTGGACCTCTACTGGACTGGATCGCTGCGCTGTTCAACATATTCGAGCATTCTCAACCTCCAATAGCGTGTATGGCTACGACGATTACATGCCGCTGGACAGCATTCTCGCGGAGATTATGGCTCGTGTTGGTCAGATTTCTGCTATCCTGGATAAGCATGCTGATCCTAATATTACAGGTCCTGTCTCAATGCTTGAATGCGATGCTCGAACTGGTGAGTACCATCTGCACAGTGGTAAGTTCTTTGCTGTGTCTCCTGGTGAGGAGCAGCCAAAATACATGACCTGGGATGGTCAGCTTACGAGTGCATTCAAGCAGCTTGAGTTCCTGATCAACCAGCTGTACATTTTGAGTGAGATGGGTGCTGCTCTGCTTGGTGGACAAGATGGATCTAGCCAGGCAATTAGTGGTACTGCGATGCGCTTCAAGATGGTCAACCCTCTTGCAAAAGCTCGTCGAATTGCTAATGCTCTAACTCGGCCAGTTCGTCAACTGTTCGCCAGTTTGAGCAAGCAGCTTCAGTACGAGAATATTTCTGTACTGTGGTCTGATGGTCTGCCCGATGATCCGCGTGAGAACATCGAGAATGCTAAGCTGGCATCCGGCGCAACTCAGATGATGCCTTTGGAAAAGGCTATCATGGAGTATTTCAGCAGATCGAATGACGAGGCTAAGCAGTGGATTCAAATGATCCTGGACGAGAGAGAGCTTCTTCAACCGGGCGCGGTAGAAGATCCGAATCATCCTGGTCCGCAGGATGGTACCGGTGTCAACAGCTCTGCTAAAGGCTCTGTAACAGGTCTGAATAATTTTAGATCTGCAACTAATATGGAGGATGGTGAGTAATATGACCATTATGCAGGGCGATGCTTACTACTTGCCCTTCAAGCTCCTTGTAGATAAGACTGAGATACTCCCTGCTAATGTCGAAACCATCGAATTTAGTCTGGGCAACTTACTGAAGTACTACCCTGGAGATGTTGAATATCGAGACGAGTGCTATCAATTGTACTTGTCTCAGCAGGAGACCTTCAAGTTGAGTCCGAAGTCTAGCTTGAAGGTAATTGTTCGAATTAAGTTCCCAGGTTCTCCTGATGTTGTACGCGGTACCTTAGCAGATCCGATCAATGTGGAGGCTAGCACATCTAGGGAGGTGCTGTGATTGAGCATTGAGATCAACCTGACCGGACAATCTGAGATCAATGTCCATGTAGCTGCACCGAGTACAATTCAAGTACAGCTGCAGGATGTGTCGTTGATCAATGTAGTTGGTGAGAAGTATGAGGGTGATTATGAAGTAACTCCTTCAACTTACAACGATAAAGTTATGGCTACACAGAATATGGTTATGTCTAAGGACGTGACTATTCGTAAAATTCCACAGTTTGAGGTTTCGAACACGGCTGATGGAAAGACACTTATCATAGGGGAGGAGTACTATGGCTAATCAATATGTAAACAAGGTTATCATTGGTACGGAAGTTAAACTTGATCTTACTCAGGACGATATCACTCCTGATAAGCTGGCCGAGGGTATTAAAGCCCATGACAAATCTGGCGCACCTATCGTTGGTACGAGTACGAAAGATGCCGACACCAGCGATGCAACTGCCGTTGCTGCAGAAATTCTGAAGGATAAGACAGCATATGTGGCAGGCTCCAAGCTGACTGGTACGATGCCTAATAACGGAGCAAAGCACTTGAAAATCACCAGTAAAGACACTCCTGTACCTATTCCGATGGGCTTCCACGACGGTTCTGGTGATGCTGCTATCGATGCTGATGAGGCTGCAAAGCTGATCCCAGCCAACATCCGTGAGGGTATTACGGTGCTTGGTGTTGAAGGCACTATGTCTGGTTCTGAAGGTGTAAAGCCTCAGGCGAAGACAGTTACTCCGACATTTGTACAGCAGGAAGTTACACCTGACAGTCCTGATTACAATTATCTGTCTTCGGTTACTGTTGCTGCAATTCCTGTCACCTATACGGATAACGCTCAGGGAGGCCAGACACTGAAAGTAGGTGCTTAATTGTGGCAGTCAACAAGGTTGAGATCAACGGTGTGGTCAAGCTCGATCTGACAGCGGATACCGTTACGGCAGCGAAGCTTGCACAAGGCGAGACTGCGCACGACGCGAGTGGTGAGCTTATCATCGGTACCATGACCGCCCCGCAGCTGCATATTGTCGTTACGACTAGCGCGGGTGCAACAGTTACAGCTACAAAGGGAAGCAAAAAGGTTTCCGGGACGGCAGATGCGAGCGGGAATTGCACACTGACGGTCGACGAAGCTGGTACGTGGTCGGTCGTAGCTACTTTGGGTGCAACGACAAAGCAGCAAGATGTAGTAGTTGGAACTTCGTCCGTGGTGATTGAATTTGTATCGGCTGTGCTTAACGACAATGCCTGGGAGACTATCAGATCGGTGTCCGACCGAGGCGAAGGTGCGAACTATTGGAGCATCGGTGACAGAAAGGCGGTCACGCTGAACGGAACAGTGGGCCATCTCTCATTATCGAATTACACAACCTACGCTTTCATTATCGGCTTTAACCATAACGCAAGTGTCGAGGGATCTAACCGTATCCATTTCCAGCTTGCAAAGACCGCGCTCTCCGGCGGTAAGGACGTGTCTTTCTGCGACAGCAAATATGACGCGAACGTTTCGGCAACCGGCTATTTCTCCATGAACAGCAGTAAAACGAACTCCGGCGGGTGGGAAAGCTCGCAAATGCGTACAAACATTTGCGGGACGAGCCTCTCGAGCTATTCCAGGACGATTATTGCGGTCATCCCGGCAGCACTCCGTTCCGTCCTCAAGTCCGTTACCAAGTACACGGACAACACCGGCGGCGGAAGTACGGCGGCGAGCGCAGTCACGGCGACAACGGATTACTTTTTCCTCCTCTCGGAGTTCGAGATTTTCGGTAGCATTTCCTACGGAAACACGAACGAGAAGAACAAACAAGCGCAGTACGCCTATTATTCCGCCGGGAATAGCAAAATCAAGTACAAGCACAACGGCACGAGTACCGCCGCTCGTTGGTGGCTCCGTTCCCCGCGGGCGGGCAACTCCTACATTT